TCTAAACCGAATATGCGTTATCGTGGCAGTTTTGGTGGTCGTGGTTCTGCAAAAACAAGAACATTTGCGAAAATGACAGCAGTAATTGCGTACAAAAGAGCAATGGCAGGTGACAGTGGAGTTATCTTATGTGGTCGTGAATTTATGAATTCTCTTGAAGATTCCTCACTTGAAGAAGTTAAACAGGCAATTAGAGCAGAGTCATTTTTAAATGATTTTTTTGAAATAGGTGAAAAGTACATCAGAACAAAGTGTGGCAGAGTATCTTATATATTTTCTGGATTACGTCATAACTTAGATAGTATCAAATCAAAAGCGAGAATATTACTTGCTTGGGTTGATGAGGCAGAATCAGTCAGTGAAATGGCTTGGAGTAAATTAATTCCTACGGTTCGTGAACATAATTCAGAAATCTGGCTGACGTGGAATCCCGAAAAAAGAGATTCCGCAACGGATAAGCGTTTTAGACAATTCCCACCTGATAGCTCGGTGATTGTTGAAATGAACTATACCGACAACCCTTGGTTTCCTGATGTATTAGAGCAAGAAAGACTGAATGATAAAAAACGCCTAGACGATGCAACTTATCGCTGGATTTGGGAAGGTGCTTACTTAGAAGCGAGTGAAGCTCAGATCTTTAATGGTAAGTATGAAGAATTAGAATTTAAACCAAATCAAGATTTCAACGGTCCATATTTTGGGCTTGATTTTGGCTTCGCTAAAGATCCAACTGCTGCAGTTAAATGTTGGGTGTTTGATAATAACTTGTATATTGAATATGAGGCAGGCAAAACAGGCTTGGAGTTAGATCACACAGCGGGTTTTATGAAAGAAAGAGTGCCAGATATAGAAAAATATATATTACGTGCAGACTCAGCAAGACCTGAATCTATAAGCTACCTGAAACGCAACGGTATTCCTCGAATTGAGGGGGTTAAAAAATGGAGTGGATCGGTTGAGGACGGTATAGAGCACATCAAATCTTACAAAAAAGTTTACATTCACCCTCGCTGCAAAGAAACATTGCGCGAGTTCAGGTTGTATAGCTACAAGACAGACAGATTAACAGGCGATGTGCTACCTACAGTGCTTGATGAACACAATCATTATATCGATGCAATCCGTTATGCGTTAAATCCACTAATGCAGCATATGGGAAGATCAACACAATTGCCATTAAAAGTACGCTAAGGATTTTATATGTTTAAAGTATCTGATATTTCGTCAGAAATGGCGAAATTGCATTCACGTATCCGCATTATAGATGACTTGTTAGGTGGAACAGAGCGAATGAGAGAAGCTGGTAAAATCTATTTACCAAAGTTCCCATTAGAAGATGAGGAAACTTACAAAAATAGGTTAGAACGAACAACGCTTTATCCAGCTCTAGAAGAAACACTCTCCCAAATGAACGGAAGAGTTTTTTTTACTCCAATTAATATCACAAAGATTAACAATAAGCTTGCTAGTGAAATACTCCCGGACGTGGATATGGAAGGGAATAACCTTGATGTGTTTGCATCCAGTTGGTTTCACGCAGGATTAGCCTATGGTGTTAGTTATGTTCTGGTCGATTACCCAGTTACAAACGATGCCAAAACGCTAGCAGAAGAAAAAGCTATGGGGGCTAGACCTTATTTAGTTCACATTCATCCATCCTCGGTTTTGGGTTTTAAAACGGCTAGAATTAACGGTAAACGTGTATTTACTCAATTTAGATACCGTGAGTTCGTTGATGAAGAGAATGGAGAATTTGGGTTAAAACAGATTGAGCAGATCAATGTGTATGAGCGGGGAATAGTTCGAAAATTCAGAAAAATTGAAAATGCGAAAGATGGAGATAACGGTTATTACTTGCACGCTGAGGTGGAGCTTAAGCATTTAGGCAAAACTCTTGATTTTATTCCTATCGTACCTTTTATCACAAAACAAACTGATCACTTTGGCATTGGAAGACCTCCATTGTTGGAGCTGGCCCACTTAAATATTAAACACTGGCAATCCCAATCAGACCAAGACAACATTGTTAGTGTTGCAAGAGTTCCGCTCCTTGCTAGAACTGGAGCGGTTGAGGGGGAGCAGTTTCAAATTGGGGGTTCCGTAATTGATCTGCCAAGAGAAGGTAGTCTTTTCTATGTTGAGCATTCAGGTAATGCAATAGGTGCCGGGAAAGAATCAATTAAAGAGCTTGAATCTCAGATGTTGGTGGCCGGGGCAAAACTTCTTATCAAAAACATTATCGCCATGACTGAAAGTCAAGCAAGAGATGAGCAAGGAAAAGAAATCAGTCAATTAAGACTGTATGCCAACAAATTCGAAGACGCACTTGATTTAGCGCTTGAATATGTAGGTTTCTGGCTTGGTATTGAGAACGTAGGCAATGTTGAGATAAGCGGAAACATTGATAGCGAAATCGATCCTAACGCCTCATTGGATATGGTTATTAAACTGAATTCGGCTGGAGTCATTTCCACCCAAACAACATTTGAGGAGGCAAAACGCAGAGGTTTGCTATCTGATCATGCTAGTTGGGAAGATGAGCAAGCTAGACTAGAAGTCGAAAGTATGAGTGGAAATTTCCATGGAGAAAACAATGAGTATTGATGAGCAAATAGAACATCTGCTCACAGATCATAAAATCTTACTCTTTCGTTATGACGCCTCACTAAGACGAGAAATCGTAAAACGGCTCAATAAACTGCAAAAACAGATGTTGAGCCGCATTTCTGCTGTTGGGTTGGAAAATGCAAGTAAAAGAGATGTAGCAAAGTTACTTGGTGAGATAAAAGAACTTATCAAGAGTTACTATGTTGAAATGTATAGTTTTACAGATGGTGAGTTGCAAAGCCTTTTACCAATTGAAGCTTTGGCAATAATGGAAATATACAACCAGTCCGTAAAATTCGATTTATTCAACAAGGTACCGGACTATAAGTTAAAAGCCAGTAAAACCGCTCAAATCGTCGCTGGTTCACCTTTGTCTGATTGGTTCGATAAACAGGGAGGCGATTTAAGTTTTAAGTTCTCTGGGCTAATTAGACAGGGTATTTTGGACGGTAAAGCAACAAGCAGAATCATCACAGAAGTAAATGAGCTTATGGTGCATTCACGTCGTTCTGCTGAAACATTAGTTAGAACGGCTGTGATGAAGGTTAACGACGAAGCTCACAAGCTTTTGCGTGATGAAAACATGGATATCATCAAAGGCGAGCAACACATAAGCACTCTTGACACGAGAACGTCAGAAGTTTGTCGTGCTAGAGATGGTTTAGTGTGGGATTTAAACCAAAAGCCAGTTGGTGATCACAAGGTGCCATACCAAAGACCTCCATTACATCCAAATTGCAGATCAACCTTGCGTCTAATTATGAAATCTTGGCGAGAGTTAGGCTTTGATGTCGATGAAATTCCAGAAAGCACTAGAGCCAGCATGGATGGACAGGTAAAAGCTAACATCACTTATGAAGATTGGCTTAAAAACAAAACTAAGGCGCAACAAGATGAAATCTTAGGCAAGGGTAAGGCTGATTTATGGCGAAATGGTGTTATCACTTTTCGGGATATGCTAGATCAGTCTGGGCGCCCCTTGACACTCAAAGAACTTAGAGAGCAGTTTAAATTAGGCGGTGTTGAGAGTGCCGTAAATGCTGTTTATAAACGCGCAAGTGAATTAGAGCCGGCATTTACAAATGATATGTTATCCATCGTTAAGCAATCTAATGGCTATTTAGATGGGTTAGATTATCGCTTGAAAAGCATTGATTCCATCACGCGCAAAGTTCAAACGGATATTATTAAAACCGGAATAACAGAAGGAGAGTCGCTAAGTAAAATAACTGATATTGTGCGTTATACCACAATTTTTGAGAGCAAGAATTTCACGCAAAATTATTTTCGAATGCAGGAAATTCTTACTGAAAAAGGTTATAATGTAACCAGAGTTAAAAATACTTGGCGAAAAGGTGCTGTATATAAAGGTATTAATACGATCGTTGAAAAAGATGGCATTAAATTTGAAATGCAGTATCACACTAAGCAGAGTTTTGACTTAAAGAACGGAAAATTGCATGAGTTATATGAAAAAGCAAGGGTTATTAATGGTTCAAGCGAAGAGCTTAAAAGGCTTAATGAAGAAATGAAGAATTTAAGTGATCAACTTGAAACGCCTGTAGCTATAGGAAAAATCAGGAATTAACAATGAAATATTATCTTGTTTTCCCAGACTCAAATAATCAATTACTTGTGAGAGGTAATGAATACGATTATTTAACGTTTGCCAAGTTTGATTTAAAAAAAAATGCTTGGGATAATTCTGATGCGTTTTATTGGGGCGACAAAATTTTAGCAAGTGATTTTGTTGATTTCGAGCAAATATCGGAGGAAATGGCAAATGCATGGATTGATAAGCATAAGTGATAAAGCAAAATTATTTGCAGAGCAGATACATGCTAATCAATTTGATAAGGCTGGAAGTCCTTATATTTGTCACTTATCTTTTGTTGCTGAAATGCTTACAGGTGAGCACGATGATGTTATTGCTGCGGCTTGGTTGCATGACAGCGTGGAAGATACCGAAACTACAATAACTGACGTTAAACACCTGTTTGGTGAACACATTTCCGAAGCTATAGATGCGATAACGAAACGAGATGGTGAGGATTATCATGGCTATTTGCAACGAGTAAAATCGAATGATATAGCAAGAAAAGTTAAAATAGCTGATCTCACTCATAATATGGATTTAAGTCGTTTACCAAAAATAACAGAAAAGGATTTATCTCGACAGAGAAAATATCAACAAGCTAAACAATTTTTACAAACCTAGCCTAGCGCTAGGTTTTTTATTACCAAATAAAAGGAAAATATGAACAGTGAATTAATCCATGTTTATCCAATAAACGACTTAAGAGAGCATGAACATAGCGAAAATTGTTGGTGTAAGCCAATTGTTCTTGAAAGTGCTGATATTTGCATCCACCACGCAATGGATCAGCGCGATCGCTATGAAAATAGTGAATTAAAAATGCACTAACAGATTTAAAACAGAAAACAACGACCGCCTTAGTGGAAACACGAGGTGGTTTTTTATACCCGTCATTCAAGGAATGGCGATTTTAACGTGCTAGGCACATCAACAACATATCACGAGGTGATCTTTTATGTACACATTTATGAATTTAGGCAAATTCTCACAAAAGCTTAATGGCAATCCTGATGAAGCTGGCGGCGGTGCTGGTGGTAGCGGTGCTAGTGAGGCGAAATATACACAAGCCGATCTTGATAAAGCCATTAGCGAAGCAGTCGCAAAAGAAGTCGCTGGACTTAAAACAAAGAATTCTGAATTGCTAGGCGCTCAGAAAGATTTGAAAGAGAAGTTAGCTAAATTCGACGGCTTAGACCCGGAAACCATTAAAAATCTCATGACTCAATTCGAGAATGATGAGGAAATGAAAAAAATTGCTGAGGGCAAGTATAAAGAAGTCATTGAAGCTCGAGTAAGCAAGGTAAACGAAGCAAAACAGCGTGAAATCGACGCACTCAATGCGAAACATCAAGAAGAAATGAATAAGCTGCAAGCAAGCTTAGATCGCTATTCTGGATTGGTTCTTGAAAACGCTATCCGTAGTGAGGCAACCAAAGCAGGTGTTACCTTTGGTGCTGACGATGCTGTATTAAGAGCTAAGCTCACGTTTAAGCTTGATGACGGACTCGTTGTTCCAATTGATGAAAATACTTTTGGTGGTGATGGTAAGCCATTGACACTGAAAGAATGGTTCGAAAGCATGAAAGAAAAGGCACCTCACTGGTTCCCAGCATCGCAAGGCGGTGGTTCTTCTAATGGTAGCCAAAATGGAGCGAAAACAATGTCTCGCGCTCAATTCGAAAAACTCTCTCCTGCGGAACAAATGAAGACCATGCAGGATGGAATTACATTAACTAACTAAATTAAAAGAGGTCAGAAATGGCAGAACAAAATACTTTAACAGCAATCGCACCATCTCTTTATGCTGCGTTAAATACCGTTTCTCGCGAGATGGTTGGATTCATCCCAGCGGTTAACCGTAACTCAACAGCAGAGCGCGCGGCTTTAGGCGATGAAGTGACTGTACCAATCGCAAGTGCGGGTGAGCTTGAAGATATTTCACCGGGTCAACAACCTAAAAATTCAGGCGGTACCACTCCTGAATCAGTCAAAATCAAGATGGAGCACTCAAAAGCTGCTCCTATCATTTGGACTGGTGAAGATGAGAAACGTGTAAGTAACGCTGGTGTTTATAATGGCGTATTAGCTGATCAGTTTGCTGATGGTATGCGCAAGCTTGTTAACTCTATTGAGCGCGATGTCGCAAGCAAAGCGTTGATTGGTGCCTCTCGTGCCTATGGTGAGTATGGCAAAACACCATTTGGTACAGCGGGTAATTTATCTGACTTCGCTGGTGTTGCCCGTATTCTTGATGACAACGGCTGTCCTATCGTGGATCGTCAATTAGTCGTCAACTCTGGTGCGATGGCTAACTTGCGTGGTGTGCAGTCTGTTTTATTCAAAGTGAATGAGGCAGGTAGCGCAGATATGTTACGCGACGGCTACACAGATCGAGTGCAAGGTTTTGCCCTTCGCAACTCTGCTGGTATCTCAATGCATAAACAAGGTAATGCTGCGTCAAAAACTTTAAATGGTGGTGCGGCAACGGGATTGCGTGAACTTGCATTACAGGCTGGAACAGGTGATTTCAAAGCGGGTGATTTGATTTATCTAAACGATGATAAAAACAACATCTACACCGTGGCAGAAGATTTAGGCAACGGTGCGGGCAAATTGAAAATCAACGCACCGGGTATTGTCACTTCGATGTCTGGTAGTGAAACCATTACATTATTTGGCGACTTTACACCTAACTTTGCCTTTGACCGTAACGCTATTGTGCTTGCAACACGTGCGCCAGCACAACCAACTGGTGGTGATAGCGCGGAAGACGTTATGTTCTTAACCGATCCAGTTACTGGATTAGTGTTTGAAGTTCGCGTTTATCGTCAATACCGCCAAGTTAAGTTTGAAATTGGTATGACTTGGGGCGCGAAAGTTATTAATTCTCGCCACTTGGCAATTTTAGCGGGTTAACCTGAAACAATATAAAGAGCGTTCCGAAAGGAGCGCTTTTTTTATGGAGAAAGATTATGTTTTTTAGAATTGAGAAACAAAATGATCAACTAGTAGTACATCAAAGCACGCTTTCTGAGCATGAATCTTTGGGCTGGGTTGTTTTAGGACCAGTAGAAACCAAAAAAGAAGACAAAGACTTATCTGCTTTGAAAGTAGATGAGTTAAAAGCAATGCTAACTGAAAAAGGGATTGATTTCGATCCTAAAGCCAAGAAAGATGACTTGATTGCCTTACTTAGCGAAGAAAGTTAAAAGTAAAGGGGGAGATATGGATTTAATAATCCCTAATGACTCCTACGTCACTTTGGAAGAAGCTAATAAATATCATGCCAACAGAAATAGTGCATTTGTATGGCAAGAACTTGACGACGAAACGAAAGCAAGACGTTTAGTGAGCGCATCGGATTTCTTAGACTTCAATTATCGTTTTCTTGGTAGAAAAGCAGATCCATCACAACTTCGAGCATTTCCTCGCACTAATACTGGTGGGACTGATAGTAAAGGCATTCCAACTTCGGTCAAATACGCCGTATTTGAGTTAGCTCTTTACGAGAATCTGAATGAAAATCCAGATAGTGAAATGTCTAGCGTTCGTGTTGGTCCTCTTTCGGTGAATTTCGAGAAAAACCCAGTATCAGGTAACGCAAGTAACCGCTTTGAATATGTAAAGAGCATTCTTGATACCTATTTGGATAAAAGCCAAGGTGGCGGCAAGGCTAGAATGTTAAGAGGGTGATATGTACGGTAGGCTAAAAAACATTTCATCATCACTCATAAAAAAATTTGGCTCTCCGTGTGTGGTGAAAATTGAAAAAAAAGGTGAGTACGATCCAGAAACAGGAAGCGTTGACACTGGAATAACAGTAGAAAATAAAGCTTTTTGTCTTTTTGATAATCTTGCCTATGATTTTCCTCGCCATGAAACCAACAGCAGCGCATCAATGGTTAAGCGAGGAGATGTTTTACTTTACCTTACAGCAGAGGCTAGCCCTACCTTAAATGCAAGAGTGGCAGTGAATAACGAAGTTTGGACCATTGTTAATTTCCAACCAATCAAGCCATCTAGCACAATAATTCTCTATCAATGCCAAGCGAGACGGGTAGGGGGGTGAAATGGGAAGTTTTGTTATTGATATAGCAAAATTCAGAGAAAAGCTCGGCAATAAGGCGGATCTCGTTCTGAGAAAAGTTGGGATTGAAACGTATGAAAAAGTAAAACAGAAAACACCAGTAGATACGGGGCAGTTAAGGGCAAGCTGGACTGTAAGTGTTAATGGAATGCCGCAGAATTATAATGGCGATACTTCTGCGCTTAATACTGCCAAGTTTGGTGACACTATTATCATTGCCACAGATAAACCATACGCGCCTGTTATTGAATATGGTTTATATCCTAAACCCGGAGGAATAAAAACTGAGAATGGTTTCTCCACACAAGCCCCCCAAGGAATGGTGAGAATTACTGTTCAAGAAATGCAAGCTTGGCTTAGAAGCAATCTAGGGAAATTCTACTAATGAAAGCGAAAATCAGGGCAATACTTCAAAGTCATTTAGCAAAAATAAGTGATATAGAAACTGCATGGGAAGGTGTAGAAAATGTATTAAACCTACCTTATCAAAGTGTGTTTCTAAATATCTCAAGTACGCTAACAGGTGCAATTAGCGATAAGCCTAAGGCGCAAGAAACAGGGTTCTTACAAGTCACATTGTATTACTCTTCAGGAAAAGGAACGGCTGAGATTGAAGAAAAAGCATCGCAAATAAGACAGCATTTTTATGGTAAATCTTTTGCTAAAAAAGGTGTTCAAGTGGTTATCCACTCGCCACCACAAATAGGTGGCACTTATCTGAATGACAACATTCTTGCGCTACCAGTAACTATTAATTTTACTGCCTATGAACTCTAAAGGAGGAACAACATGGCAACAAACGCACAAGGGGTTAAACGCAAGGTTGTTTTCTCCAAGGAGAAAACATTTGGCACAAAACCCACCGCAACAACAGGAAAGATTCTTACTCGAACAGAAATCTCCCTGAATACTAACTTTGAGAGTTTCTCAAGTGAAGAAATCCGCACAGATTTACAGCGCGCACCTACAGTTGTTGGTTTTGAGAAAGTAGAGGGCGACATCAAAGGTGAGCTTGCTTGCGGTCAATGGTCTGCTTTTTTAGCAGCCGCACTCCGTGGTGCTTGGACACTGGAGGCAAAGGCACCAATTATTAAAAAAACAACCGATGGCAATAACGAGAAGAATGGGAAAATCCTCGTAGTACCTGAATCTGGTCACGCAACTGAATCGTTCTGTATTGAAGATTTTTTCCAAGACGTCAGTATTAGTCGCGTGTATTTAGGTTGCCGGGTATCAAAAATCAGTATTGATGTTCAACCTAACGGAATTGCATCAATTACCACAACATTTCTTGGACAGCGCGGTGAAGAGTCCGCAACAGCCTATTACACAAATCCGACACCACAAATTCAGTCTGAAAAATTAGCGGGTGTAAATGGGCGCTTAATGCTCAATAAGAAAACCGCAGCGTTAGTAACAGGGTTTAAGTTGGATATTGACCTAAACGCCTCCAGTGAGCCTGTTCTAGGCGCTAAATACGCCCCTGATGTGTTCATTGGAACGGTTAAAGTTGATGGCTCATTTACGATGTACTTCCAAGACAAGAAGATGATCGACGCTGTTAGAACTAGTGAAAATCTTTCTTTAGCCTTGCGGCTAGATGCAGGTGACGCTACTAATGCTGATTACATGAGTATTATTCTCCCCGGAATCAAGGCGACCTCCATTGATATTGATGACGGTGAGAAATTATTGATGCAAACCTGTAATTTCAGCGCATTCCCAGCCGTTTATGATAGCGCAAGCCGGATCGACGATTCCCTGAAGAAACCTACGACGATCATCATTCAAGATACTTTAGCCTAATTAATACAAATCAACACAAGCCACTCCATGAGAGTGGCTTTTTTTATTCCACAGAAATAGAGGACATGAAATATGGATTTATCCACATTAGACATTCGCAAAGCTTCAGAAGAAACCTACCGTTTTGAAGTGTTACACCCTGTGACAAATGAAAAAACAGGTGCATTCATTGATGTTTATTCTTCCCAAAGTGATGTTGTTCGCAAGTTTGCTAATGGTATTTTCCGTAAGCTCCAGAAAGATGATCTTGAGAGCAAGCGTTCACGTCGTCCTAAATTACGTGATCTGGACGATATTGAGCAGGAAAGTATTAATAACGCAATTGTGCGTGTTGCTGGCTGGGAAAATGTCGAATGGGAAGGCAAAGCGCTAGAGTTTAACGATGAAAACGTTAGTAAAGTGCTTAATAAATGCCCTTGGTTATGCTCTCAAATCGTTGAGCATTCAGATGACTTGGGAAACTTTCTAAAGAGCGGATCGAAAGATTAATCGATCACGTTCGAGAAGAATTTAAGCTTAATAAACCAGTCAAAAATAGCGATGCAACATTAAGAGAACATCTACAGGCTGTCTGGGAGCAGACTGGAATTAAGCCTGATGGGCTGAATACACCGGAGCCACCTAGTGGGTTAATGTATTTATTCAGCTATTTTAACGAACTTTCGCTATCTAGGCAGTATGGCATGGTAGTCAATCCTATTTCATACTCAGATATTCTTGCGTGGTCCATTCTTACAAAGGTAAGTTTGGCAGCTTGGGAAATTGAGGTTATTAAGCAAATTGATATTGTTTATTTAAACAGTCAAACTGAAACATAAGCCAAGGTGAAATGCCTTGGCTATTTTTTATGGTAAGAATATGAGAGTTTTTGAATACGCACCCCAATGGGGCATGGAAATGAAAAAAAAGCCAAGAGTAAATGCGATTAGCTTTGGCGACGGCTATGAACAGCGTATCCCACAGGGAATAAATAATAACCTTCGCGTTTATTCAGTTTCTTTCTCTGGGAGTGAGGAATTAATTAATGAGATTGATAAATTTCTCAGCGATCATGGCGCGGTAAAATCTTTTCTTTGGACGCCATACAATTCGACGCAACAAGGATATTTTAAGTGTGAAGAATGGGGCGTATCTCACAAAACGGGTTTTTTTACACTGTCTGCGGAGTTTAAAGAGGTGATCGGCTAAAATAGCCAACAAGCAAATGAAGAATCTTCATTTGGACAATGCATTATCCCTGATGATCCACCCGATCTTGTCGCAATTCTTAATCAAAAACTGGAGCAGTTAAATGGCTAACTTAAATAAAGATTAAAGTTAGTGAAAAAAATCATGCAATTAGGACTGATTAAGTGACTGATTTAGATTAGCGCTTAATTGGTCCTCGTTTAATAAGCTATGGCAAATGGTATTTACTAAATAAAAATAACTTTACAATAAAACTTCTTTTGTTTTCTGTATAATTCAGAAAAAACACACACAAGGAGTTTATATGAAAAAATTATTGAAATGGATATTTGTCATTTTATTTGTATTTCCTGCTATTTTTGGAATTCTCGCATCAAAAAACAAAAACGCTAAAGAGGACAAAGGTGTTTCTGATAGCGTAGAAAACAAACCCAAAGTCGAGCAAATTGAGGATAATTCTAAGAGTAAGATCGTAGAGAATGCTTATTTTGCGATGACTAAAAAAGACAATCCTAAGACATACAAGGCTTGGGGGAGTGAATGGATAAAAAAAATAAACGATCTTGGTCCATTAGCTGGTGAGCTTGTAGCAAAATCAAGGTCATGTGATAAAGTTGTGTATATTGCCTTATCGGACACCAAAAGCAAACCAAAAAAGAAGATTGTTTTCTATGTTGATTGTAAAAATAAAGAGAGATTTTATATCAGCGAAGACGATATAAAGAGTCAAAATAAAGTTTTTTCTGTTAATGAGTCCTTTAAAAATATTGACTCAGAAAAATATTATAAAGCTTGCCTCAGTGGAATTAAATCTAGAGCCAATCATCCTTCAACGGTTGAAACGAGCATTTTTGGGCGCGCTATTGGATCAACTCCAACTGGTGGTATTCTTGTCCGAATGGATTTTACTGCCAAAAATTCATTTGGATTAGAGGAGAAGTTCACGGCTGCATGTTCTTGGGATGATGACAAATCCGAGATAAATATTTATAACAGATAACTAGTAAAAAATGATAATCAGACCGCATTTTTATGCGGTCTTTTTTTATCCCATAAACTATAGCGATCCCTAAGAGTTAATGCTTTTAGGGATTTTTTTATCATAAAAATTTATGAGGTTGATATGACAGATTTTGCCAAACTTCACCTAAATGTAACATCATCTGGTATTGATAAAGCTGATAGAGACCTCGCAAAGTTACAAAGTAGTGCTGGAAGAGCAGAAAAGCACATTGAAAGCCTTGTTAAAACAATTGGGAGATTAAAATCACTTCTTGCTGTTGGTTTGGGTATTCAAGGGATCAGCACAATTATTCAAATGACTGACAAGATGACTGAGTTAAATACACAAATTAAATTTGTGACTAGCTCAACGCAAGAATACAAAAAAGTAAAGTCAGAATTATTCGATATCGCGCAGAGAACACGCGGAAGTTTAGAAGCAACAACTACGCTTTATGTTCGTTCTTCAAGGGCATTAAAAGACTATGGGTATAGTCAAAAGCAAGTGCTTGGATTTACTGAAACACTTAACAAAGCAATGGCTGTTGGTGGTGTTGGTGCGCAAGAACAAGCGACGGCTCTATTTCAGTTATCTCAAGCATTAGGTTCTGGGCGGTTACAAGGTGATGAATTTAAGTCAATTTCCGAATCAGCACCAATTATCTTAGATACGATTGCTGAGTATATGGGGAAATCTAGAGCGGAAGTTCAAAAGTTAGCTTCTGAAGGAAAACTTACCTCTAAAATTCTTTTTGAATCAATCAATAGTGCTTCTGGAAAGATTTCCGAGTCATTTAAGAAAATGCCCCTAACCTTTGGTCAATCAATGACCTTGCTACAAAACTCTGTATTAAAATGGGTTTCTGAAATTAATACCTCCACTGGTATTGTTGGTGGTTTAGCAACGTTAGTTTCAACTTTAGCTTTAAATTTCGACAGCTTTGCCAAGGCGGCTATTTACGCAACATCGGCTTATGCAGCATTTAATGTTATTTCTCTAGCTTCTAATTTCAAATCTGCTAATGCAGGCGTTGGATTGCTTACGTTTGGTTTTAGAAGTCTAACTGGAGCGGTAAGAGGTGCTACTGTAGCAATGTTAGCAAACCCAATTGGAATGCTTACTGTGGCTATTATTGGTGCCGCTTATGCGTTTGATCAATTTATTAGTGGTATGGAAGTAGGAGCCTCTACTATGAACGCAACATGGGGTGATGTTGCGCTTGGTGTGTGGGATGATTTTAAAACTGTTGTAGGTGATGTTGTAGATTGGTTTGTCCTCACTTGGAATGATGCTACAGACACACTGGGGGATATATTTGGCGGTGTAGTCAATACTGTAATCTCATTTGGTGGAGTTGTACTTGATTATTTCAAATCACTAATAAATGGCATTCTTGGCGCGTGGAGCTTTGGGTTTGATGCTATTAAGATTATTTGGGGTAATTTTCCTGCTGTTTTGACTGGTTATGGTAAATCAGCAATTAATGGATTACTAAAAATAGTTGAAATTGGCATTAATAAAATTATTGACTTTCTCAAGACACCAGTTGAGATGCTTAACTATATTTCTGATAAATTTGGAAATGGAAATTTAGTTGATACCTCTGGCTGGAAAGTTGATTTAAGTGATTTTAGGCTAGAAATTACGCAAACCGAAAAAGATATTAAGGATAGGCTAGGTAATGCACTAACAGAAGCATTCAGCCAAGACTATATTAAAGACGCCATTGATGGAACATTTAGCTATCTTGTCGGAGCTGGTGATAGATACTTATCCAAACTGAAAGAGCAAGGTGATAAATCTACTGAGTCACACAGGCAAAATGAGAATCTCAGAACTCAAATTAGTGAGAAAGCAGCTCAAGAGCGAATTAAACTGCTTGAGAAGTACATGCCAGAAATCAAAATCCGAAACGAGCTACAAAAACAGCTCAAAGAGATTGAGCAATTAAGAAGTAGCGGAGCTATTAGTAGTGATGACGCAAAATACGTTTCAAACAAAGCAAGGTGGGATTCTGCTTATGAGTTAGCTGATGTTGCCAAAGAAAAAGCCGTGAGTTTTGAAGATAGACTCAAAGGAACTTATGATCCGGCTCAAGATGAAATGAACAAGTTGCAAGAAAGATTAGCGTTTTATAAATCTTTCAATGAGCAGAAGCTTTTGTCAGATCAGGAGTTGTCTGAAAGGCAGAAAGCACTTTGGGATGAGTATAATCTCAATAAAAAGAACCAAGAGCTTGATATGTACGCTGATAGTTTCTCTGCAATGAGTTCAGCATTGATGGACACGACAGAGTTAATCGGTCAAGCGGCAGGTAAACAGTCAGGCATTTATAAAGCTATGTTTGCCGCGTCAAAAGCATTTGCTATTGCTGAGTCTATTGTCAAGATTCAACAAGGTATTGCTAACGCTTCTGCTTTGCCATGGCCACAAAATCTAAGTGCAATCGCAAGTGTCATTTCTGCCACTTCAAGTATCGTTTCTACCATTTCAGGAACAACAATGAACCTTTCAGGGCAAGCTCACTCTGGGATAGATAATATTCCAAGAGAGGGGACTTGGTTGCTTGATAAAGGTGAGCGTGTTGTTGATAGTCGGACTAACCAAGATTTGAAAAAATTCTTAGCTAATCAACAGAAAGGAACTTCGAACCAAGGTAAGCCAGATATAAAGGTGAATATTATCAATAACGGTGAGCAAGTCAAAGCTAAGGCTGATGTAAAAGAGAGAGACGGGCAAATTGAAGTTACCGTTGAGCTTATTAGACAGATATCTAGACAAGTGGTTAATGAAACAATTGAAGATAACTTTAGGCAAGGAGGTGTGTTCGCATGATCAGCGCAGAAATGAAACTTGAGCTTTCAAAGCTTGAGCAAAACGCAATGATAGAACTGTATGAAGTAGATTTGCGCAGTCTAAAAGATAAAAACGGCATGAATGGTGAGTTATACCGCTTTTATGCTGGCACAAATGAAATGCTCAATCCGATCGTTTGGCAGGGTAATACTTATCAACCTTTTGGAGCAAACGCGACGGGATTTTCTTTGTCTGGAAAAGGACCGTCAAACCGCCCACAATTAACGCTCGCGAACTTCAATGGGTTTGTGACGGGAATTGCCAATCGGTTTGATCAATGTCTTGGTGCTATCGTGCGCAGACGACAGGTCTATGTACAACATCTTGATGCAGTAAATTTCAAAGATGGAAATGAACAAGCAGATCCAACGCAAGAAGTACTTAGTTTTTTTATCATTGAGCAGTTATCTGTATTAAAGCGTGACGTTGCAGTATTTGTGCTTGCGCTACCAACGGAAACGGACAATGCACTGATTTCTTCGCGTACTATCGGGATCCATTGTGGATGGTTGTATCGTTCTGCGGAATGTGGCTATACCGGTCCACCCGTCGCAGACGAGAAAGATCAACCCACAAAAAATCCGAAAAAAGACAAATGCAGTTGTTTAATTAGCGGTTGCAAGTTAAGGAACAATACGCGCAATTATGGTGGCTTTGTATCAGTAAATAAAATTGGGTAAACATGGATAAACTAAAACGACAAATAACAGACTACGCAAAACAATGTGAGCCGCACGAAATGTGCGGTTTTGTTGTTTTTAACGGTCAAGAAAAAATTTTCATCGCTTGTGAAAACATCGCTGAAGATAAA